TCTTATATGTGACCTTTCCCCAGCCGAAGACGCTGTGGCAGTCGTTGTACTTTGCGACGGCTACGGCCAATATGTCCACATGGTATGGGACGGCCGCAAACACACGAGTCGCGGACTCATCGGCGAATTCAATGGCCTGCGCCTCGGACACGTCATATTCGTCCAGCTGATACTTGTCCATCAAGGCGCGAGCGCGCTGCGCTGCAATTGCAGCCTCGTTCGGACTGGAGGCGTCTGCGGCCATCGCCAGCAACTTGGCGATTCGTTCTTTGATCTTTTCGAGTTGTTCGCGTTCCATTCTCGTTGCCTTTCTGCTTCTTTCTGAGTTGATGGAGGGATTATCCCTCCATCGTTATGTAGCAATCAACCGAAAAACTTCGCACGGCAGATTGGCCCGATGCCAATGTCAATTGACTCTTCGTTTGTCAGTTCACGGCTGCATACAGAGCAAACACCAAACCGACGCCCAAACGCAATTGCAGCTTGCTCCGGGTCCGCGCACGCGGCGATCACTGCCAGCTCTTCTGACTCGCTGCAATCGCGCGCCTTTGAGAAGACGCCACCAGCAATCTTTCCAAGGTACTTGCCCTCGTCGCTGATCGACTTGACATAGATGGCGCCAGGGTTGCGTCCGCTGTCGGAAGCGCGCGAGAAGTCTAGCCGCTGCTCGTTGCCGACCAGACGAAGGTGCGGTGTGCGAACCTTGTTGGCCATGGCGCGTTCGAAGGCGTTTGTAATGAACGAAGCGTCAACGGTGGGCTTCTGTGCAACTGCTGCTACTTCGCGCGCCTTCTTCGCGTCAGCGAACTTGACCGCACACTTACGTGCAGCATTCAGCTGTCCTTCCGTCAATCCGCCGAACTTGCGAGCGCTTTCCCGAAGAGAGACGGCAAACGGAAATGTAGAATTCTTCCACCACGCGGCAACGTCCGGGTGCTCCGCTTCGAATGCAGCCAACTTGTCATCGGCCTGTTTCTCCTTCCTCGCCGAAGCCGTCTGACGAGCCTTAGCCCTTTGCTCTTTGCTCGTTTTGAACAGCCGGTATCCTGCGCCTTGACAGAGCGAGCAGACGCCAGGGCGGTAGCAATTGCCATATCCGGTGTATCGGCCGGTTCCTTTGCACTTCTTGCAGTCTTCCTTGTACAGAACAGGTTCGGCATCGGGCGCAACCTGTTCTGCGTCAAACTCTTCTTCCATCCCTCCGAAGAAGTCGTCAGGTGGAGTCCGGCTGTTGGTGGCAAGATTCATGGCGTTTAGCTCCTGGTTGCGTGCTTAGGCGACGACGTTGAAGTGGAAGTGGACACCGGCTTGGATAGCGGCCTGGCCGACTGCCACCGGGAAGAAACGGCCATCTTTCGATGGCATAACGAAATACCTGACTTCTGGAAACCGCTTTTCAAACGCCTTCTTGGCGTTGTCTTCGGTGACATACGTCTTGGACGGTTCAAACTCGAAGAATCCTGACATGGCGTTTAGCTCCTGGTTGTCGATCATCACTACACAACGAATTCTGCTCCATATTTCTGGCAAAGGCAACAGAGTTCTTCACTTTCCACAAATTTGTGGTGAACATCAATGAAATCAACAACTTAGACGTCCACATGTACACACGACATCGGTAAGATACGCGCGATACCTTCTGCTGACACACCACGCCCATGCTTCCTTCCCTTCTCGCTAAATTGTTCAAGCGTTCGGCCGCTGCCGACACTAAGCAGACGGCAGAGCCTGTGAAGGAAGCGCTTACGGTTGACCCTCTCGACCCTCTTGTCAAACACCAAGACTGGGCGCAGGAAGAAGCCGCGCCAATCCAACTTAGGCCGGTGAAGGACTTTCCAATATACGACGGGATGGCAGGCGAGGACACTGTCACCACAGCCAAGGCCATTGGCGATGCAGCAGTGACTCTGGCCAAGCAAAACGTCATCATGGATGACGACGGCACCGGGATGCTCAAGCAGGGGACTCAAAGTGAATACACCGTTCCTTGTGGACTCCAGAACTGGTATGCGTCGCAGGGATTTATCGGCTATCAGGCTTGCGCCATCATCGCCCAAAACTGGCTGGTGGACAAAGCGTGTTCGATGGCTGGCGAGGATGCCGCGCGCAATGGATGGGTGATCAAAGCGCGCGGCGGCGAGGACTTGGATGAGGAAGAGCATGAGAAGATCATCCAAGAGGACAAAAAATACAAAGTCAAAGACAACCTCATCGAACTCAATCGGTTCAAGAATGTCTTTGGCATCCGCGTTGCCATCTTCAAGGTCAAATCAGACGATCCTTTGTACTATGAGAAGCCGTTCAACATTGATGGCGTCACAGAGGGGTCGTATGAGGGAATCAGCCAAGTCGATCCGTACTGGATGATGCCGGTGATGACGTCGAAGGGAACTGGCGATCCTTCATCCATCGGGTTCTACGATCCGGAATTTTGGGTCATCAGCGGGAAGAAATACCACAAGTCACACTTGGTAATCGTCCGTGGGCCGCAGCCTGCCGACATCCTGAAACCTACGTACATATTTGGCGGCGTGGCGCTGACGCAACGAATTTATGAACGTGTCTACGCCGCTGAGCGCACCGCGAATGAATCGCCGCTGCTCGCGCTGACCAAGCGAACGATGGCCATCCATGCCGATCTTGACAAGGTCATGGCGGATCAGGACGGCTTCATGAAGCGCTTGATGACGTGGATCAGGTATCGCGACAACCACGGCATCAAGGTGCTTGGGCGCGAAGAGGCCCTGGAGCAATTCGACATCAACCTGTCGGATTTTGACTCCATCATCATGAACCAGTATCAGCTAGTTGCGGCCATCGCTCGTGTGCCGTCAACCAAGCTGCTCGGAACCTCGCCGAAGGGCTTCAATGCCACCGGCGAGTTTGAGATGGTTAGCTATCACGAGGAACTGGAATCGATTCAAGAACACATCATGATGCCTTTGCTTGAAAGGCACTATGATATTCTCATGCGTCATCTTGGACTGAACACTCAAGTCGAAGTCGTTTGCAACCCGGTGGATTCCATCACGACGCAGGCGCGCACTGAGTTGAATGCCAAGAAGGCAGAAATGGGAGAGCGCCTCATCAACGCTGGCGTCATAAGCCCTGATGAGGAGCGTCAGCGTCTGAAAGAAGATGAGCACAGCGGATACAACCGTCTCAAGGACGACGCCGCGAACGAAGAACCAGGAATGTCCCCTGAGAATATCGCCAACCTGGAAAAGGCAGGCGCGCAACAAGAGAAGGCAAACGCAGAAAACACTGAAGCGAGTGCTGGCGCTGTAATTGCCAAGCCGGGGGAGCCCGGATCGTCTAAACCCTCCGTTTCGAACACACAGGAAGGCGAAGAAGACGACGGAAGCGGGGCGCTGCAGGCATTGATTCCGCTCCTGTTAAAGGGCGTCGCTGGACGTACACAAGGAGCGCGACACCAGCAGGCGGCAACCCTCTTGTTGACGACGCTCGCCCACCTTCTGGCACAACCGAAAGAGGGCGAAGACTTGGCCCAGACAGAACCGCCAATTCGCGGCACTCATCCCGGCACGCAGCGCACCGTGCAACCAACCGTTGGCGGGATTCACAATGTAGTTGGGAAAGTTCAGGACTGGAACCCGACCAAGCTGCCAAAGATGAGAGTTGGCGGACTCAACTTGGTGATCGAGAACCCGCGCGGGACCATTCGTAAGGGCATGGACATGGACGGCAAAGAGTGGTCGGTGAAGATGCCGCACCACTACGGATACATCAAAGGGTACGAAGGAGCGGACGGTGATGAAGTCGATTGCTTTGTTGGTCCAAATCTTCGATCCAAGGATGTTTTCGTGATCGGCCAGAAGGATGCAAACGGCGAATTTGACGAGTACAAATGCATGCTTGGTTTTGATTCTCAAGAAGAGGCCAAAGCCGCATATGACTCGTCATTTACGCGCGATTGGGATGGCTTCGGATCGATCCAGCGCATGTCAATGGACGACTTCAAAAACTGGCTTGAAGCCGGTGAAGCAGCTTTGATTCCTACCGACTGATGAATAAACTGAAGATCATTTAAGGGAGAAGTTAAGTGAAGAAATTTTTATCAGCCCTCC